GTACCAGGTCAAGAGATCTGGGGTATACAGTCCCACTTCAACATTGCGTTTGACGATTTCTAACAATGCGGGCGGATCATATTGACCATACACATCCTTGCGCAGCATGCTGAGTCTTTGTTTGCCAGCCACGTATTGATAGTTGATATGACCCACATCGGGGTTGGTTTCTACATCAATAAGATCCACTGTGGCTCTCAGCGTGATACCGTCAATTTCTTGGGTAGTAATGCCATCATAAAAATGCAGCTGAGCCTTGATTTCAATCATGCTCTGACTTACATCAGCAATACCCTGACACACTTTGGCAATTTGAGATTGCCATTTTTCTAAAGACAATGGCTCGCGCTTGCCATCGCGTTTGATTACCGAAATACTTTTCATTTTTCCTAACCGATTAACTGTTGGATTTCAACCAGTGTTAGCTGGTGCTGGGTGTTTTTTGTGGTGCCCGGGCTGATATTTACTATCGTTTCAGGATCCCAATTCAGTATGTATTTTTTGTTGTTGACCTGGACTAAATTATCTTGATCCGTCTCAAAGAAACCAGCATCTACAATATCCTGTCGATCCAACATCGCTATAGTATAGATGATTCCCAGGCCACGTGCAAGACTACAAAACCGCGATTCTTCCAATAGTTGCCAGGGGCTTGGCCAATTAGCTTTGTCATCCCAATGTAAAGTATAGGCAGTCCATGGAGCATGAAACCACCATTGATTCACCAGATCAAGGCAGAGCGGCAATGACGACACATTGCATTTTTCTCGTAATTGAATCCAGGAATTTAACCTATCCTGGAATTTCGAATGCCACATTAACCAACCGACGATAAGCTGTAGTAGATGACCCCGTCATAGCCGGTGGCTGCTGCGCTGGCATACACTGTGATAATGTCACTGCTGTCCTCGCTTACAGTAAGCGTGACATCACAATTTTCATTTTCTTGATAATCGTCGGTATAGACCACCTTTTCACCCGCACTGTCGGTACCAGGCGAAGCGCAGACCACAAGACATCCAGTTCTTACACCGTGTGTGGCTGCTGTGGTACGATAGATAGTGTAATCCATGCGGAAACTGGTATATCCACCCTGTCCTATGGGTTGATCACTGTTGACCTGTACCACCACTTGGTTGGGCACACTGTCAGCCAATAGCTGTTGACTACCAGTCTGACGTTGGTATGTACCCATTTGCAAAGTGCGACCATTGGTGGTAGTGATTGATGCCGGCACAGTACCAGTCAATACATTGTAAAGTTGGATACGAACCACACTGGCTGCATAGAGATCTGTTCGAGCAAAAACATCGCCCACGCTGATATTGTTGTTAGCATTGATCAATATGCAAGGTGCCTGGGGATTGGTTATACCCAAGAAATGATTTCCTACATCATAAAAAGCATTGTATCCGGTAGCGTTGAGGCTACAGGTGTCGATGACCACACCCTGTTCAAAAATGTTGTCAAATGTATTGTGCATGATACGTACACCGGTGGGTCCACCATTGACCACAGTTGCAGAACCCAATACCACTCCTTGATACAATGTGTCTAATACACTATTGCTGATCGTGACACCCTGGGTGGCTTGATCGGTATTGAATGCATAGGTAGCATTATGAAAACTGCACTGATCAAACGTGATACCCTTGACCGGATAGCTGAGTGTGGATTCTACATCAACCAATCGGAGATTGTGAACTGAGGTATCAAGATCAGTCTTGGTCAAGGGACCATAAAAACTACATTGATTGAATTCGCTATTGTTGACTCGATCCAATAGTAACACATTATGTCCCAGACTACTGTCATCTAGATATTCTGCAGTGGCCAAGGACATGCCCTCTAGTTCGATGTATTGAGGTGGAGAGGCTCCGTTAAGACCAATATTGCTACCGGTCTGTTGTAGGCTATCCGAAGTGTTGAATGCATAAGGTGGCAGATTGGTGAATTCCCAATAGGTAGCATCGCTGAGTGGTACCGGTAATCCATCAATCAAGGCCGGAACATCGGTGAGGGATCGATAGTAATCAACACCACCTGCGTCATAATTTTTTACTAGAGTATTGTTGACATAGGCAGTGCCCGAAACCCATTCCGAAGTTTCAAACAATATAATACTGGCATCACTGCCATCACCGTATAGTCTTGCATAGGGAGGGATCAGTATGGTATCTGTGATTCTATAGACACCTGCAGGGAAGAACAAGCCTCTACGTATCTGTGGGTTAACCTGTACACAGTACAGTTGATATAGGGCTCGATTGATGGCCGCGGTATCGTCGGTTACACCATCGCCTGTGGCACCAAAATCTGTAACCACAGCAAAACTATCTAATCGACTTTGTAAACTCTGTGATACCGGTGTGCCCGGAGTAGAGCCAGTTTGAACAGTATAACCCCCTGCTTGTCCTTGATAGGTATAGGCGCTGCTAACTGCTAGGATGTCAGAAAATTCAGTGAGTATTTCGGTATTGCCCACAACCGGTGCACCTTCGGCGATGGTACCATTACCTATGAATAGACGACGTTGATCCAGGGACCAACCCAGTTCGGCGCTGGCCAGGGGTTGTGGAAGATCTTCTTGCAGCCCTTTGCGCTGCGTGATGCGAGAAACCTGTAGTATTGCCACTGTGATATCCTTTCGGGTATCACATATTTAGCCGATAATACTGCTCCACGCGACTCCACCAGGCCTGGCGATAACGCTCAAACTCGTTGCCCTCTAGGCAGAATTCTTGATATTGCGGCTGGGAAATAATGTTATTTTGCGCATCTAGTTCGGGCTTCACGCACATCAAGACCACACCCTTGCGTATCTGAGTACCATACACCTGGTTATGCGCCTCAGCATAGGCCGTGAGCTGCATAAAATAGTCGTCAATCCACTCGCGTTTTTTGGGCCGGTTGGTCTGCTTATAGTCCAGTATGGTCTCGCTGGCCAGGTGTACACCCACGCCATCTGTGGTGCCTGCATAGATGTCAGGGAAATACAGCGGGATTTCTACCCCCCAGATTTCGGACACATTTTTCAGGCCCTGTTCGATTACAACCTGGGCCATGGCATGGCTGGGCCAGGCAAAGGGGTTGGAGGGTCGGGTCTCTAGGACGCCATTGCGGATATAGCGTTCCAGATAGGTGTGCATGCGAGTACCACGGTTGGCAGCTTCTGTGGTGATCTGCTGGGCTCGCTGTGCACCTACCCTGGTTCGCCACTGAGCCAGGGCTTGTTTGGATTCCTCGGTCTTGGTACGATCCAGGATTGTGGTTACACTGGGTAGGCGTTTACCATCGGGCGTAGCATAGTATCTCTGGCCGCCTGCATTGACTCGAGGTATGGGTTGATATTGGAAGCGTTCAACGTACATCTGGTGTTCCTATCACATGTAATCTTACACCAGCTTCGCGAAACATTTGCTCAGTTAATTGAAAACTGGTTTGCCAACGTGGATTGTCATTGTAAGGGGCTACTACTGTTCGGATACCGCTTTGTATCACGATCGCAGCACAACGACTGCAGGGCATAAAAGGCCACGTGTATAGTGTGCAACCGTATATGCTTTGATTGGCAAACAGGATCGCATTGATTTCACCATGCACGATCATTTCATACTTGATCGTGCGATCTTGTAAACGACTGTCTAGATCCTCTACACCACGTGGGAATCCGTTGTATCCGGTACTGACAATACGTCGTTGATCATCCACGATCACGGCTCCCACTTGTGTACTGGGATCTTTGCTCCAGCTGGATATATGCTCGGCCAAATCTAAAAATCTTTGATGCCAATTGATTGAGTCCATTCAATCAGTATAGCAATGTTTCAATGGTAATACAATGGTTATGGTATACTAGTTAGCCAAGAGGGTTGGCTCGTTTGGCCATTTTGGCCACTATGTTCTGCGCTTGATCTACCGGCATGCCTGCTGTGGCCTGATCCTCGCCCTTGAACACCAACATGTTGCTTTGCGGATCCAAGGGTTCAAAAAGGTTGGACAAGGGTTCCTGCTGCATGAGGTCCTGAATATTGTCTTTGGTGACCACTATACCCAGTTGTCCAGCTAAACGCATGAATGTTTCTTTACTGATAGGCTTGCTATGATTCAGCGCCTTGAGAAAATCCACCAACCCCACCAATCTTGATGCCTTGGGATCGTCGGGGGTGGTGAATTCAAATACCTTCATTAGCGACGCTCACGACCCAGTGTTCCAGCCGATGCTGCTGCTGGTTCTTCGGGCGGCAACTCCATGGGCGGTTCCTCAACCGGGGGCATTGCTTCGGCACCGGGCACTGCTTCAGCGCCAGGCATACCGGGCACAGCCGGAGCGGCTGGTGCTTGACCAGTAACTACGCCAAGGGCTGCATCCATTTGTTGTTTGGCTGTTTGCAATGATTGCACCAAACCACTTAAGGCAGCAGTGGCATCTGTGTTGAATTGATTGGATTGGTCAACTCCCACTTGATCACGAATGCTGCCCACCAATGCTGGCAATTCTTTGTATTGCATCTCAGTGGCATCTTCAATCATACCCTGCAGACTGTCAACAAGATCTTGCGCTGCCAAGACCACTTGGGCCTGTTGAACTTCGCTTTCCTTGAGCATATTGAATGCACGACGTAGACGAGCTTCTTGTGTGGTCTGAGCCACCGCGGCCAATAGCTTTTGTTCATCGGGAGTCAGAGTTTGTCCACCTTGACTCTTGGTCAGTGCAGCCTTGACCTTGGGATCTTGAGGATTGACCGGTGGTTGTGCTGGCTTTTGACCGGTAGCAGGTTGTGCTGTATTGGGTTGTGCTGGCTTTTGACCGGTAGCAGGTTGTGCTGTACTAACTGGTGGTTGCATTTCTTCTAGACGTGCCACCAGAGCTTGTTCCATCATCACCAGTTTAATATAAGCAGGATTGCGCTCGCTCTGGTGCCGGGCTGTGGTATTACGATGTTCTTGTATAAGACCACGTACTCGGCCAAGCATTTGTCGAGTTTGGCGCGAGTCCAAACGACCAACTTCCAGTTGAGTCTGAAAATAGCTTTCAAATACCTTGGCTACGTTTTGAGCCTTAGGGGATGCGAGTTCTTGCAGTTTCATTGTATGATCCTCGAAGTTGTAGATATTTAGCTCTCCTAACACATTTTTCCAACTCATTTTCAATGTTTTTGAGATACTGTTGTTTGTTTTGCATTTTGTATGTGATAAGTTCATGCAACCAATTGTTCTTGGCTCGGTTGCAACGCCGATTTTCATTTTCTAGATCTTGATGTAATCGTCTCTGCTGCCGATCCAGTACTTGAATCTGCTGTGTAAAATCATAAAGGTTTCTGTGATGAGCCACGCACCAGCTCAAGGCCACGCGCCGGGAACCAAACTCACCTAACAATTCTGAATTCTGGCACACTGTAATCACAGAGTCACGACGCTGAATATCATAGCTACCAAACGCCAATAACCCACCATCATCATCTTCCAAAATAAGATGATCAAGATTGCGCTGTAATTCTCGTTCAGCCCAACGTTTTAATTTAAGTTCAACGTTCATATTCCCAGAAGTCGGCTTATCAACCAACCTATGATAGCCATCATTACCCCAATGATCCCTAGTCCCCAGGCAATGATCTGATCATTACGTTTGTTCACGATCTTCTGCACCAACTCATGCAGATCACCGATCATGGTGCTATTTTTGCTCAGTTGCTCTTCCACGGTGACCAACTGATCTTCTAGAAACTTGTAACGTTGAGCACAGAGTTCAACGTGAGCTTCGAGACTCTTTTTTTCAATTTCGGTGGGATCGCTCATAGTCAGTTATTTATGGTTTCAAACCAAATATTTTGATCACTGCCATGAGTGTGCAGTATCGAAGGTTGACTATTGGAATCCTGTATAATCAACATAGGAACACCATCACAATCATCTCTCAACAACTGCAATGATTGATTGATACCAAAAATATCGGGATTTTCCACTTCAAATGTGAATTCCCAAGCATTATTGCGATACTGACTGTCTTCAACATTGTTGAGTTGGCAACGTAGACCCAAGACCTGCATTAGAGTTTCCCAGTTGCGTTGTTGATTGCGGCTGCGGGACCAACTGGCTATATCAGTTATGACATTGTTGGTTTTGTCCCGAAATGGCAATTGCGCTAGTCGGAAATTTCCAGTGATCCCTGTGGCGCTGCAATCAAATAATGTACGTACAAGTATCTTCATCTTGCGATATTTACGCCAAAGAAAAACCCCGGGTTTTATTCCGGGGTTTTTCAAACACTTTACCTAGATTAGGCGCTCAGTTTGAAACCGTTTGCGGTTGCACTGTTGAGTTGATAGCCTGTGTAGGTGATATTGGCTGCTGCCAAGAATGCACTGGCATCAACAAATGCACCCGTGGGGTAAACTGCTACCGACAGAGCGGTACCATCCACTTGGTACATGGCCACAGTAGCGGTCTGCTGGATGGCCTGGATAACGTTGGCCACATAACCACGCACGGTGCCCTGTGTGTTGATGCTGTTGTTGGCCACTGCGCGGAAAAAATCCAGCTTGGGACCTTGGGGTTGAACTGGCTGACCAGCCAGTGAAGTCGAAGGCGCTACAGCACCATTGCGAACGTCTAACGCAAATACTGGTTGGCTATCGCCATTAACAGGATTGAAATATGCCATGGTAAATCTCCTAATGTGTATGGGTTTTAGACCCTACTTTTATTTACCAAACCGACAAAAAATCAGCCCATTATGGGTTATTACGGGCCCGATTCTTTGGTGTAAAATCGAATCGATTTACAGCCTTGGCATACCCCACAGGAGTAGCAAATACCCAACCCTCATTACCAGGCACTTGCAGATCCAGTTGGCGCTGTAGATCCATTTTTAGGTCATGCAATAGCAAGAATAGCGTAAACGCCGCGGCCATGCCCTGTGTGTTGCTGGCAGGGCTACGCAGATATTCAATGATGTTGTCAAATTTACGAGGAGTTACTCGTGTTTGTAACCATTGTCCAAATTCTGGTAATAGGTTATCAAAATTTCCCGATCCAATTTTATAGTTGATAAAATCTATACACAATTTGGCAAGATCTGTGATCTGCTGAGCACGTAATTCTTGCGGGTTGAATAGGGTATCTATGTCACGACCCTTGGTCTTGACTATACCACGTATCTCTTTGATCAGGTCTTGATTGAGCGTAATGGGCTTGGCCGAAATAGGTTCCATCAACAACAGACCAGGCACGGCATTGAATTTTACACGGCGTAGTGGTTGGCTAGGCTCACCTTGATCGGCATACATGCTGTGCATGGCGATGCCCACAGTGCTCTCGCCGATACGTTGTCCCAGGGATGACTTGGCAGGAATACGATATTCCACTGTATTGGGTTGAAACACATAATTGCCGGCCTGCAATGGCGGGGTGTTTATGTACAGCAAATCACCCTTGACATATCCACGGAAATTAGTGGGCAAAGACTGTTCCAACATGGGCCATAATTTTTCATACACAGGTAGAAGAGTCTGGATTCGATTGGCAAGATTCCCTCGCTCTTTTGCGTTGGCATCACGTCGTGCTAGATCTTGCTCGACGCTACCGATGCTGGTAAACAGGCCATCATAGGTTCGGGCTTCAAATCCCGAACCATCGGTGAGTACAAACTCACCGGTATCGGGTTTACGACCAAAAATTACAGCGGGTTTACCATCCCATTTCACTGTGGCCATGCGACTGTCTCGACTCACATGGTCCACAATCTCCAGAGCCGTTTTTGCACCCCGGGTACCCTGGCGAAAAATCAAATCTTCAAGGTGTTCAATACCCTTGGCTCGTCCACCCACGGGTTGAGTGCCAGGCGCTGCTTCAGCCACCTCAATGGTTTCCACCAGGGATTGCATACCCTGATTCACGATACGATCTCGCAGGCGAGCCAAGAAGTTTACATCAGTTTCTTCCAGTGTTTCATCAAAAGGCAAGCCCTCACGCTGCATGTGTGCGCGGAAGTCTGCGATCTTTTCCTCGCGTCGTGGATCCATTTTGAGAGCTCGTAGAATGGTTTCCACCGATGCAAGATCCTGCCGGCTGGCATTGGGATTGAGCAGCAGTTTGGCCATGCGGTCTGGATCATCGGTCACAAACTTGTTGTCCTCACGGGTGTAGATACCATCATGCTGATTCAGCTTCCAACCTAGACTCTTGGCCATGCTATTGATCAAGATGTTGCGCAGAGTATTACCGCTCAGAATAAACTGATGCCATTGTGGTTTATGGGCAAACATAAAATCGGTTTGTACAAATCCGCGACGCGGATCACCACTTATGGGTGTACGAAAATGCACTTGTACCCCGGCATCTTTGATCCAACCATCATTCTTCTTCCGGCCCTGATTCATGATATCAGCGTTGGGTATACCGGACTTTTTGCACCAGACTTCTAGAGCTGATATCAGTTGTGGCTTGGTCACTTGATTGGCATCAACCTGCAGATCCAAATCACCGCTAGAGTCTTTTCGTCCAGTGCTGCCCAACCAACGGGCCGGTACACCATCAGATCCTTTGTCCTGAGTGAAATCTAGACCTGTGACTTTTTCTAGCCAGGCCACGGTTTTAGGTATATCAGCTCGAGCAATACGCTGAGTGAGTGCGTCTCCCTCGGCTGTTTTAAATATGTTTCCGCCTTCGCTTAATATCATGGTGGCATGAGTCCTAAATTTTGTATACTGGACAATGTTCGAGCATCACCTGTTTGTCTAGGATCTAGTACTCGCCCGTCAACTGTGATTCTACCGCTAGCATCTTTGGCTATCACAGCTCTGCGTAATTTTGCTTCTTCGGGATCAGTTTCGGTGGGTGCTTGAACCATGGTAAGAACAGCATTAATAATGGCCTTCCATGATTGTAACAAAGTTGGTGTTGTAGCACGACTAGGTGCTGTTCTTTTTATATAACCCATGCCCAATTGTATTTTTCTTTTGGCATCGTCAATTGCTCTCTGCTTGTCAACATTTGTTGAAGCAGTGGGGAAATCATTCAACTGTTCTATGGTGGTATATCTATTACGACTGAGGCTGGATATCAAGCGATTGACTTGCTTGGCCAATTCTTGCTCCAATAATGCTTTATCAATCTTTGCAAAATCCGTTACTCCCCGAGATCTAGATATGGGATCCATTGAATTGGCCATGACTTGCGATACTACAGATGGCCAGGTGTTAGAAACAGTTTGAGCTAATTTATCACTGGTGGCTTTTAATGCTGTCGACATGTCCCCCGATTGTTGGTTTTTACTGACCGAGGCTGGGTCAAATCCCAATACACTTTTGGTTATCTGTTGGCCAAGATTACGACCCAAAACACCAAGTTGTGCCGTGAAACTACCGGGTGCAGCTTCGGTCAGCGTTATTTCATGTATCTTCATGGGTTCTCCGTACTGATCGAGCGAATTTTCCTATGTCCTTGTTACGTATAGCATTGAGCAGTTTTCGAGTGAGATTTTCCGCTTGTTCTGCAGAATATTCAGACTCGATCATTTCTATTAGGCGTATGGCGCTGGTTATGAGATGATTGGCTCTACTTTCAATAACCAAACGTCGATCTCGCTCGATGTAAAAACCGTCCAGTTCTTCTAGAATACTGCGTGTTTGTTTTTGCATTTTAGGGCCTTTGGATTATTTACCAGTATTCACCTTAATATAAATATCAAATAGCCTGAGGACCATTATGACTAGCCAGATAAACCCCAACAATATCGACGGTAATTACCCCGTAGCCGGAGTGCCCAACAATACACAGGGCATGCGTGACAATTTTACCAACACCAAGACCAATTTCCAGTACGCCGCTGACGAAATAACCGAACTACAGAGCGTGGGTGTTTTCAAATCTGCGCTAACCGGCACCACGCTCAACAATAACATGAGCGATAACTTGATTTCCGCTGTGAAATTGCAGGATGTGAGTTGGACACAGATACCTATTGCAGCTACCGCAGGATCGGTTACTATAGACTACAGTGCAGGGCAATTCCAAAGTCTTACCCCCACGGGCAGCGTGAGTCTGGCCTTTACCAATTGGCCTGCTGCTGGTAGCGCAGGTTATATAAATCTAACACTGGTTATTACCAATATTGCCTATACTGTAACGTTGCCCGCAGCGGTCAATCTGGGTGTTATAGGTGTGCAGGGTTTGAGTAGCAATGTGATCACATTTGCTGCCACCGGAACCTATCAGTTCCAATTCTATACCACAAATGGTGGTACCAATATCACCCTCTTTGATCTCAATAGACCTCTATTGGGTAGTAACCAGGCTGCCGTGGGCTATGGTGTCGGTGCTGGTGCCTCTGTTACTCAAGCCACCAATCGCACCACCGGTGTTACCATCAATGCTGCTTGCGGTTCTATCACATTGGTTTCCGCAGCTGGTAGTACTTCCTGGCAATCATTTACTGTGACCAATAATCAGGTAGCCAGTACTGATACTGTAATCGTTAATCAACGATCTGGAACTGATCTCTATCGCATACATGTTACTTCAGTGGCCACTGGTAGTTTCCGTATCAGCTATGCTACCACTGGCGGAACCACTACCGAACAACCAGTTTTTAACTTCGCGATTGTCAAAGCCACTACGTCATGACTGTTTGATTTGAGCTAGTAATTGCTTGAGCTTGTTGCTTTGCACCTCGGCCGAGACTCGAGGTGTATCCTCTAAAATTTCACCGGTGGAAGTGTCAACACGGGAGCCAGCAGAGGCTGCGTTGGCCTTGATGCGATTCATGATTGAACTAGCTGGAGTAGTCCCGGCTGTAGATGATTGTTCTTCACCAAGATCCCGGATACGCAGACAATTGAGATCAAACTCTAGCTCTACCTTTTGACCCACGCCCGAGCTACTACGAGTTTTCATGAGTTGCAATTGGTAACGTCCGCGCTCACGCATGGCTCTAGATGTAAAGATACCAAACACATTGTCTGCTGTATTGATCTTGGAGATACCACCCGAAATATGGCTGTGGTCAAATTCAATTTCTTCCACAGCCGATCGATTCAACTGACTTGCTGTGACAAATAGTATGTTCAGTTCCTTGGCCAAGTTTCGCAACTCCTCACTCACATACTTGTCTTTTACAAAGAGATCATTAGGTGAAACCTTGGCACTCACAGGCATCAAGAGATCCAGATAATCTACACATATGAAATCAGCCTGTAATCCGGTCTGTACATGTAGCTCTTTGAGGTAGGCGCGTATGTCGTTCACAGTGCTCTGTGCGGGCATGTATTTGATACGGAACTGTCCGGCTTTTTTGCCCACCATCTTGATTTTCATTTCCACAGTGTCAAGATCTCTAAAGATCTCTTTCTGTGCGGTGTTGGTCACCATGCCATCCATACGCATGGCGCACAAGCCTTCGCCCAACTCCAGCGTGATATAAACTCCGCTGAGCCCGGCTTCGATCCAGTTGACCGCAAGATTCTGCATGAACAGACTTTTTCCTGAGCCAGACCCACCCGCAAAGATTTGCAGTTCGCCGCGATTGAATCCGCCATACAACAAACGATCCAGTGCCGGCCAACCGGTACTGTTCTGGCCATTGCTGTTCTTGAGTGCCATGAGACGCGAACGCGGATCAGAAAAATAGTCAGTGCCCATGTCATGTGTGAGGCTGATCTGTACAGCATCGCGGATCAGCTTCTCTACAGGATCATATTCGCCCTTCTCCAAGAGATCTGCGCTTTTGAGAATGGCGCGTTCCAGTTCGCGTCTGCGAGTAAAGCCTTCAAACTCGGCCATGAACCAATCAAAATGTCCTGTATTAAGATCGGGTATGGGTTCTAGTTTTACGCCCGTAGTGGCTGATATCTGTGTTCGATCCGGCAGGGTTTGATGTTTATCACAGTGTTCTCGTATGAACTGTGCCGCTGCTTTGAGACTGCGATCAAAATTCTCAGGATTAAAGATATTCTGGACGCGCACATAGCTCTGCGCGTCTTCCATGATCATTTCTAGAAATAGCTTCTGTACGTCAGTTCCGTAATTTTGCAACAAAGTTCTTTCTCCTAAGTTCTATCTTGATGCGGCTGGTTTCTCGACTGTGCATTATGGACAATAGAGTGCCTAACCTACCATATCGCGCCACGGCATCATTCACGTCCTTGATTCCCTGCTCCCAGTCAGGAATACTTACCGCCCAGCCCAGGTCCAGCGCACGTTCTACCAACCTCATACCGGCCAGATCACGATCTGGTACCACGGTGACGTCTCGACCCAGGCTGCGTATCAAACGAGCCTGTCCATCTGATATGTCAGCATGCAACACTGCCATGCCACTAATGCTTAGAGCATCAAACACACCTTCCATGACCAGCACATGTTGCCAGCGTGGCTGTTGTAGATCCCAACCAAACACATAGTCGGCCTGCGTTTCCATGATGTATTTGGGTTTGTGGTCGTCCAGAAATCGAGTGGTATGCCCCACTATTTGTCCATCGTGAGTGAATGGTATGATCACGTGTGGTCTGTTCTTGTAAGGCTGTTGCACCAGACATGGGTAGTCTTCAGGAACCTGTCGCTGTTGGATATATTGCCATCGTTCCGGAAACTGTTCTGCTGTAATAGTCTCTACATTGGGTGGGAGATTGGTCTCGTTAAACTCAGGCACGGCACTCAAGAGATTCCACATCTGGTTGCGATCAGCTAGGATGCCTTCCATGCTGCGATGTCGCATGCTTTCAAGATTGATTCGTTCAATCTCTTCCTGTGGTACTCCAATCCATGAGAGCAGTCGGCGAGCCCGGACACCGAGATTGCGCCCTAATCTGAAGCTGGCAGTAAAGCCGCAGTTGAAGCAGTGATAACTCCATCCATCTGGTGCGGGTTTGAAACCGCCACGCTGACGCCGATCGGCACGTTCGCTATTGTGTACGCAACAGGGCGCATTGAATGAAATCCAACCCGAAGCTGTGGTCTTGCGACGAGCCGGCAGATAAGATAGAACATCAATCATCTTGCTAGTTTAGCAGATCCCTTGATGTGTTTCAACGATATTGGAGATTAGTGATATAACCTGTGGTTATCAAAACCGTGGCTCGTTGGCTACTCTGTACCTGTATCGGTGAATAGCCACTACCGCCCGCGGTAACTATGATGTCGCTCACTTGACCAGTTACACCTATGGTAGCCAAGGCTTCGGCACCAGCACCATCACCAAGAATCTGCACTTTAGGTGGTGCTAGATAGCCCGACCCAGGATTGTTGAGATTGATACTGAGAACCACACCCTCGGGACTGACATTGGCTGTGGCCGATGCACCATAGCCTTGACTGCTATTGAAGCAGGCTCGGATCAAGGGATAAAATCCCATCACATTGAAATATTGGGTACTGGTTTCATCAAAATAATTCCAGTTCTCTGTGACATCATACCAGACCGATTCGTAGTCCTGGGCGGCTTGGAATTTAACTGTACCAGTATAGTGATCCATGTCCATTTTTACTGTGGTCAAACTGCGTCCACTAGTGGGTATGTGGCTGCTGTAAAATTCCGTGAGCATGGTGCTGTTTTGTGGTTGCGGCTGTAGTGCCCAATCAGGCCAAGACGTGGGCCCGGGCTGTACCTGTTCTTCTTTACCGTACGTGGTGGGGATAGTGAGCTCGCTGCTGGGCACAAAGGTGGGTAACACACTATCCATGATGTTACAATCGGCCCGTGCTTGGCTGTTGGCATCCACAAACACTGCCTGCACATAGTTACCTGCGGCTCTCTGTATGCTATAGCTGGCGGGTTGTGCCACCCAGGACCAGGTTTCTTCCGCGGTGATCACGGCCTTGGCTCGCCCCACAGATGCAGCTAAAATTTCCATGGGTTTTTCTAGTAGCAAACTATCACCGGTCTGATTCATGAGACGGAAAACAAAGTTGCTGCCGGTGATATTTACAGGTTTTTGGTCTTGATTTATGAACTCAAACAGGAGTACATTGTCAACACCTTTGCTTATGTTGAGGGATTTGGCGTACACGGGACTATACCTTAGGGTAAAATAACCACCGCTGGTATCCACCAGTAGCACTCGAGTGATTTGTTGGTAAACATAAGCGGTTGTTGAATAATTTTGGTACATTGATTATTTATTGATGATCAATAAGTAATGGTTTGGTTGTATTTGGAATATATACGCGGATGTCAAAAAATAGGACAATTGATACCATCCATGAGCAATGCGCTATTCGCTAAATTAGCAGAAAAATACCCATTTATTAGTCTTTGCGTCTATGCCAATGCTGAATATGTTGGGGTCATACAAAATCGTGATGATACAGTGACCACTATCTATGATTTTGGGGTCATACAAAGACAAGATCAAAAATTACGCTATCTAGAACTAGCCACAATTTGGTGGTGGGAAAGCAATCGCAGTATCCCAATCAACATCTTCTTACGAGGAGAATGGGATCCATTTCGTTATACTCTGCGCACATTCACCAATCGAGATCTCGAAATACTACACGGACCGGTATGCAGTCTCATGGACATAGTACGCAAAAAAAGCAAACGCAAATCAATCGTGCTGGTTCGGCGAGTTTAACAGATTCATGTGTAGCGCAACCAACACGCTATAACCCAGCGCGTGGGCTTTTTTAAACACATAGCCACGCGTGGAATCACCATCCCAAACTGACGCAAACACCCGATCCCAAGGCAAGCCTTGCAGGTGTGATTTTCCGGGACGTATCACAGATATAAATGCTGCCATGCGTGGTATGCTATCGGGTCGCATTTGATTCAATAGGTCTGTGTAGTTTCCCACATGAACCAGTTGTTGCGCCCATGTGGGATCTTGCCATAATCTTGACCAAGGTGGTTCCATACCCAGCATTTGCTCGTAGTGTTCAGGACTTTGTATCAGCTTGTATACTGACATATTCAAGAGATCGATCTTGAAATATCCGCGTTGTTCGGCAGCCTCATAATCAATTGCAGCACATCCCAAGACCGGATCACGCGGGATTTCTGTAACATAAATGCCCGAGTTGTGACGGCGATCTTGCTGCCGTGCCGGAGTATGCTGGATTAACTTTAGTATCAAATCGCGATCAGGTACATCAATGTCAATATCGGCGCTCATTACCATCCGGCTTTTTGTAATATTTCTTGAGCATAAGCAGTGTCGGCTCCATAACGTTGGAACCTGCGTTGCCAATAATCGGTATCCACATATGACCAAATCATTTGTGTCTGTTCGGGCCCAATACTAGACAAGAATTCACGACCGCTGTCGCTGTTGTATAATACCCAAGCAGACAATTTACCAGTGATTATGGCATGACATATCGCGTTATGATTGCCATGACGCAAACAGTGTTGGGCTGGTGCGGAATTTTGTTCTCCCCAACCTATGCTCCACTCTATGGCCCGAGATACAGCATCAGTCATGTTCTCGTTTTGCAGATAGTACAACAAGAATTCATCATACATGCGGTCAGACGCCCAGTGATCTATTTTGCGATTGTTACGCAACAGCCACTCTAGAAATTGCTTGGGGTTGATAATGCGAGCATTGACACAGTAGTGGCCCCATTTCACGAATGCTCGATAATAGGGACTCTCGCAAAAGTCATCAAAGGTCTTGGTCTGCGCTGATCCCTGGGCAATTTCATAGAACCGTATATAGGCCTGGAATCCCAATTCAACTCCGCGCTCACCACGACTCAATCTACGCCGTTTGGGTTCGCACATGTGTACCGCAACAGTGCGTTCGCGTTGGAATTTGCGATGGCAGAACTCGCATTCAAATGTCATTTCTCGCCTAGATCTTGGATGTATTGGTCGATTTCTTCGGGGGTATTAATTTTGGCCAGGACATCTAGCTCATCATCACGGAGATGCGGGAACAGTTCTTCTATGCGACGACGATGTTTAGAATCCCCACTCTTTTTGCGTGGCGGAATCCATTTGTGACGATGAGATCCCAAACCCGGACTCACGGTGGTGGCCAAGAGCCACTGTAGCTTTCTGTGGTTCTTGCTCAAGTCAAAAAAGTATCTATTGAGTCTTTCATTGGTGGCCATGAGATAATACTGTTGGAGATCTGCGCTGCCCTCAACTGCACTGCCCCATCGTATCATGAGATAAGGGGAAAATTTCTTTTGTTCCTCAGGTGTAAGGCTGTCATAGAATTCGCGATTCTTGCGATCAAACTGACGCATCTCGTTACCAATCGCGAGCGGTCCGGTATTATCTTTTGCCATGTTGTTCGCTCAAGTGATAAAACATGATAACACGTTCCAGTTCTGCTTGCAAGGCGGGATTTTGCCGTGCTGCACTTCTAATCTTACTCCATAGCTGATCTTGATTCAAGCGCCGATGTCGTTCTTCGATCTGCTCTCTAGAGGGGAATATGTACTTGCCCTGCATCACCAGGCCTGATTATAGTTGACTATCTCGCAATTGCGTGAAATATCCTTGACGAAATATACGCATTGCGGCTGCTCACAATCCTCGAGCGGCACTGCCAGCATTTGTCCATTTTTGAGCTTGGGCGTATACCATGTTACTTCGTGGTATACATCCAGGATTTCGATGTCAGGAAAACTGGGGCGAAAGTCTGTGAGTGGGTTGAACTGGAATGCCCGAAAGCCTCGGTCATTGACCGACGTCAAGGGCAACACTTCTAGATCGCCAATTTCAGGCTCACCTATTAGGATCTGCCAATCCATGGGCATCTTGACAGTATGATCTCCTATCCGCAATACCAGAGCAGGTGCATTAAAACTTTCCAGGAATATGAGCGGAATATAGTGATAATCTGGTGCTGTGGGATCACTGTTGTCCAGGATAGCAAACCGCATGTCATCCACTTCTTCTGGCAAAGCATCTAGTTCATAGGGACGATTTTCAAGTAATAGTATTTTCATAGGAATAGTATAACGTCTCGGTGCAACAAAGTCAACTCTGCCAATCCAACCGTTCAATAGTGAACGGATATTGCGCTTCGCGGTAGTAGGCCTTGCGCTTGGTTAAATGTCGCTTGGCAAATCGACAGGTGGATGTTATGTCCCAGATCTGCACATGGTCTTTGTCTTGAGCTTTGCGAATACCCCGACCAATACTCTGTATAACACGCACAAAACTCTTGCCAGGCTCCACAAGCACAAGATTAAAAATACGGGGAATGTTGATACCCACTGCTGCAACACCATAGGTAGCGACAATGATTTTGTCTGTCGTCTCTGCCACTTGGTCATAGTGATCCTGCCTTTCTGTGCTCTTGGTCGCACCTGATATAAACACTGCCCGATCACCCAGGCGCTCTACCAGGGCCTGTCCCGCTGCCACGCGATCCACTAGCACCAGGGTATTACCGGTCTGATTGACCTGCTGTATAAGTGCAGCCATGGCATCCAGCCGTCCGGGCTCTTCCAGTAGATATTTAAGCTCGCTCTGGTAATTCTTGAACTCCGCAGTATCCAAGAGCTGCACCACGTTCACATGGCACTGGGCCAACACACCCTGCTCCTGTAGTTGAGCTGCTGCCAGCCGGTGTATCACCGGGCCCAGGCTCACATGCAGGGCCTGGAACTCAAACGGCTCTTTGGGTATGGTACCTGTGAGCCCCCAACGTATAGGCACCTGGCTCATCACACCCGTGAGCAGGGTCTTGAGCGCATCAGCTTTGGCCATGTGCGCCTCGTCCACCATGACACAGATCACGCCCTCCAGAAACTCGCCAATGGTGCATTCGGCCTCACCGCTCTTGGTGGCCTTGAGCAGCACGTTGAGGCTTTGCCAGGTGCATATGGTGTGCTGTCGTCCCCACTCCTTGCGGTCGCCAAAGTAAACACCCACATCCAGTCCCAGGTTGATGTAATCCTTTTCGGTCTGCGTCACCAGGCTCTTGTTGGGCACTATGACCACGCTGCGCCCATGCACACCCACTCGTTGACTCAGGGCCGCGGTCATGATGGTCTTGCCAGCACCTGTGGCCACTTCCTGCATGGATTGCGGATTGGTTAGGAAATTGTTTATGATCTCGATCTGGTAATCGCGCAACAGTATGGGTTCACCCGCTTGTGGGTGACCAGGGGGCCATACGCGATCCTGGAAAGAATCCTCTTGCACTGGTTCCAATGGGTATTGGGTGCTGTAGGTTCTTTGATCATCCAGCTCAATATCATAATTGTATTGTTCCAAGACCGGCAGTATCTCGGGCAGGAGGTTCACGTAGGTGCTGCCACCCAGCTGGAAAAAGCTCACGCAGCCATCCCAGCGCCCCAGGCGCACTGCGGGAAGGTAACGAGCATAGGGTACTTGGTATTTGAACTTCTTGGTCAGTGCGCGACGAACATCGAGATCCAGCCCTTCAATCTTGCAGTTTACTTCATCGCGTAGTCGTATCGTGGTATGTGGCATGGTCCTATTATATAGTCATGCCAGACACATTTGCAAACGTAATGGCACAATGGCCAAAAAAAGAGGCACCCGAAAGTGCCTCTAAAATACGGATCGCCCAGGAGCGAATCAGCGATCCGGTGCTACGATACAGTTAGTCCGCACTACGCATGCAAGTGGTCTCAGCCATGCGCTTCCAGTTGTTGGGGAAGCTCTTGACCAGATCCGCAATCTTGATTGCCATGCGCAGGCTCATTTCACGCAGGCGATTTTGGTTCGTGCTCATGAACTCCAGGATCGACTCTTGCACATCTGCACTGAAATCATAGTCCGCAAACAACACACCGTCGGACGCAATCTGCCGGATACGCAGGATCTTGTCGCGCATGGTGTCCAGGGTAAGATCCAGGTAATGACAGCGCGATTGCAGTGCATCCAGGTGGTCCTTGAGCTTCTGGCTCTTCATCTTGTCAAACTTGAGGTTCGTGATAAACACCACCGAGCCCTTGAAGTCAAACGAATCCGGGATACCTTCGCTCTTGAGCACACGGCTCTCGCTCAGCCACGAAATCCGGCGCTTCTTGCCCGAATCCAGGGCACCTTTGAGCAGGTTCAAGCTGACTTCGTCCAGCAGGATCGAATCGCAGTCGTCAAACACCACAACACTGTTGGGGTCCGAATACTTGTAAAGGGTTTGATAGAGACCGATCGGGGTAGCAGCACCTTTCACGACCTCGGCGCGCAGGCGCGTGTTCTTGATCTTGTCAAACAACACCGCCTTGTCAATCTCCTGCTCAACACCAAAGCTCTTGCCCACGCCGGGCGGGCCCGACACGATCATGGCGCGGATATCACCTGCGATACAGGCCTTGGTCATGTCATGCAGGATGTCAAAACGCTCGCGAATGCGCGTCATGATCTCTTCGTCAGTTTCCACTGTAACTGCGGGTGCCGCTGCTACCGGACGGCTTTCGCCATTGTTGATAACTTGGAAATCTTCGATGCCGGCCACCTGCACACGGATCTCGTCTGCAAAGCCCGGGAATTGACCTTCATTTTTCACCGTCACGAAATTGCCTTTCTTGCCCATAGTGAAATCTTTCACCAGGGTAAATGTAGTGTCACGCACAGTTTGATTGCGATACGTGCCGTTTTTGATGGTAACTTGCGTCATTTGTGAGCTCCTGTGTTTTTAGTTTATGTGTGTATTATAGGTGATCTGGTGATTGTGGTCAACCACTGATTAGATGAACTTGACCGAGCCATCGCGCCCCACGCGGATGTAGCCTTCCAGGGCATAGCAGTAGATAAACACGGCATCAACTGTTTTGTAAGACATTTGCTGGCTCCTTGTTATTAGCTTATGTGTCTATTATACCAGATCATGCAAATCTGGTCAACCAAAACAGTCAAACAGAACCCGTTGAGAATCAATGACTTAGCAGGTCACGTAAGTCATTGATTTAATTGAGATTATTTTAGACCCAGCGCACGCCGTTCATCCGGGGTCAATTTCCGTAGAGCATTTTCTCTTAGTTCAATTTCACGACGTTCAGCTTCAATACGGTCACGTTCGGCTTTGCGTTGTTTGGTAATTGCAGCCCACCATGCGCGAATTTCATCATCCTGTATCAAGAGCAGGTCGCCGCGACCATCCGCGCACAAGGCATCCATGATACGCTCAGCCATTTCCTGAGTGCAGTGGTGGCCGGGTTCTTTGTCACATTCTTCGTCATCATCATCATCCCAGGGCGTTTTGTCCTCGTCATCCAAGGACCAACCTGTTTTTTTCAGCTCGTCTAAAAATTCTTTTTTCTTCTTTATCATATGCACCCAATCACTTTTGTAATCGTTCCAATCGTAAGCCATATCAACTCCAACGTAATGCGAACAATACTGCATCTTCGGGATCTTCAATAAAGACTGAAATTTGATCACCTATATACATGCGAACACTGTAGCCATGGCGTAGATTTTGCTGACACCATGAGTCACACTCGTTCTCAGTCGCATCCCAACCACCAGGCCAGGGCACCTTGATTTCACGCCAGCCCCATTTCAGTAGGGTCTCGCGATTTTCAAAATATCTAGTGCCCCAACATTCCATGTTTATTTGGCGAGTTCAACTTCAATAATGTTGAGTTGCAGATCAAAATCATGCCGTTCGTAACTGTATTCATCCATTTCCAATAATCCGCAGCGAACGCAGCGCGGCCCGTATGACGCAGTATACAGCCCGTTGGCTACATTGTCGTCTGAACAACTGGAGCGACTGTGCGGGATCAGGTCCAGCAAGGCTGCACGGTTACGGATCAAGGCGTCAAACCTGACTCGTCGATCGGTTATAATCTGCTGACGCTCCTGTTCTTCGCGCCGTGCCAATTCAATTTTGAGGTCTTCCTTGCTGACTTGTGTGAGATCCACTGTATCCTCCATTATCCATGCTTCAAAAGATATTGATTGCTTACTGCCTTCCAATGTGTTTGATTTACATCATCTAGAGCCTTGAACACCAAGCCTTCGCGCAGTTTGGCAGTATTGATTTTACTGTTGCCGTCGGCCAGTGCCAATACTGATTCCACTGTCATGGTATCCAGCGCGGTGCTTTCGGTCAGCACCGGCACATGCTGTAATCCCATACGTGCTGTAATTTCACGACGTTCAGCAGGAGCGAGGTAACGACCCCTTGCAACATCATAGACAGCAAACACATAAAACTCTTGGCCTTTGATCCCGTAGTGATTGCCCTGCACTCCTTCACCAATCACTTCACCCTGGAAAACCAAATGGTCCAGGCCCAGAGTTTGCATTTTGTTTTCGATATCATGCCGGATAGCCAGCGCCCAAAGCGTATTGGTTTCGGAACGTGCAAGATTGAGATTGCGACTGCACACCATGAAGTCACGATCAATACTGCCCACACTCATTGAGCTGCCTTCCAGCTTTTCAGTGATTTCGTAGGTCAATGTCTTGAGATGATCCCAATCCCCCACGAGATTTTGAATGCGTTCTTCGTCCGTCTTGGGCACGGCAGACGGCCACGCACCACGTACCACACCGGCTAACTGTGCCGGGACCGGCGGCTCATATTTTTGAATACCAATGATGTCCGTGAGGTCATAGCCGGGTTCCTTGTATTCGTTCAGCCAGCCAATATCGATTGCACCAAGATGCAGCAACAGGCCCTTGTATTCACGTGGCGCTTGCCCCTTGCTGAGAAAGGGTGCGATTGCAGTGGGAATCCACGAATCCACTTCAAAGTAAACAGCGAGATCGCCAGCAATGAATTCGCCACGCTTGACTACAACATTCCACCCATCCACTACTGCACACTCAATGGCATCAGCATTGGCAATGGGTCGAATTTCAGAAATCTTACGAACGGTGGCTAACTTTCTCATCACGTTTCCTTTGAAAATTCACACAATTCTTATACTAACACTTTTGACATCAATTGTCAACTTGGGTTTCGATCCAAC